CCCAGCAACACTCCCAGAAAAGCTTCAAAAGAGAAGCCTGCCGAAGAAGCATTAAAGTGTGCTATGATCTTGGTGAGGGTTTTAAAGAAAGTGAGATACCCCAGAGCGTAAGAGATCTGCTTTTTGGGGGATAGCCCCTCGGCAGCTGCAGTCAATTGGGAAATATCAGCATCGTAAAACTTGGCGATACCCTCGATCTTATCCTTAAGATCGTCGCCCTGGATATCATCAAGGAACTGCATCAATTGCTGACGTTGTGGGCCGTCAATGTCAGCCCCCTTACCCTCAACAGTTTTCACCTCCGACCAGGGAATCTCAGAAATGGGAATGTCAGGAATTCCATCCCAACTCAAGGCTATCTTTCGTGATTTAGTTTCAACAAGAAGAAGCTTCATCACTTCGTTAATAAGTTCTTCTGTTTCGGAGTGCTTATAAAACTGCTCCACTAATGTATCAATATTCATGGTTTATCCTCGTGCCTAATACTAATTAGATGATTTTGTCGACAAGACCCATTTCTAATGCGTCCTCAGCTGAGAAAAATTCATCCGTATTTCGGGACATTATATTATAAATCTCCCCAACAGACAGAGCAGTGCAGGAAGCTAGCGCCTCGACCATCATATCTTCTACCTTTTTAAGTTCATCAAAATTCGCACGGATATCGGGATGACTGCCGGCAGCATTAACTGAGCAATGGTGTATCATTACTCGTGCATTCTTAGCAATATACCTTTTACCTCTCGTTCCTCCTGCCAAGAGAAGTACCGCAGCAGAGTACACACGCCCGTAGCCAAAAGTAGCAATATCACGGTTGTTCTTCACTACCTGCATAAGATCATACACGGAAAACATATCATTAACAGAACCTCCGCCCGAGCATATATAAAATTCAACGTCGGAGTCGTCGTCGAGATCATCCTTGGTCCCAAGAACCTTTCCTCCGTTATATCCAAGGAGTGACATGGCAAGCTGCTGGGCTGCCTCTTCCGTGATGTCGCCGACAAGGCCCATCAAGGGAGGGTCCTCTTCCCGCTCTGGGGCAAGGGTGTGGCTTTCTTCGTTGGGCGCCTTTTCCTCTTGGCCAGGCGAATCCTCATTATTAATTAACATTTATTCTTTGTCTCCTCCTAGTGCCCGCAGCTCGCTTTTCAAAAATACCATAGCCTCATTCCAATTGTTAAAGGGCATCATAGTACGAAAGGCGCGCGGGACTTTAGTTACTAAGGATAGTATAACTGTGTTCTTCCAGTTTGTCAAGGTTTGATCATCAACCTCCTGAAATTTATGGATTTGTTTGGACGTAAATCCAGACTCTTTCATTTGTTTTCTCTTGAGTTCTTTGAGAAATTCAATATCTTCAATGATTGTCAGACACATTAATAGCAAGTGAGCTATCACCTCCCGCAGAAGCCGCCACATATGAACCACCTCAAACAAGCGCGTTAAATAAAAACTGGTGAACACACCAGCGCTGAATCCAAGAACTACGAACACCATCAGTTCCTGAGTTGTTAATTCATACATAATCAATCCAAACTAAAAAGGCTGTGGGGGTTACCCACAGCCTCTAGTATATGTTAGGAGTGCTTGAAAGTCAAGCGCTATTTTTATTTCTTCGCGAGGGCGCTCTTAAGAATTCGTGCAGCAACACGCTTGGTGATAGCTTCAACGAGTTCGTCATTGGCTTCATTAACATAGGCTTTGTCGCCCTTCTTTTCACCTCGACCGCCGGGCTCGTCGTCCTTAAGATCCTCATCTTTCTTGGTGGTATAGTCCTTCTCACCCTTGTGGGTTTTGGACTCGTCATCCTTGCTGGCGCCAGTATCCTCGGCGCCTGTTTCTTGGAGCATCTCTTCATCATCAACTGCGACATCCATTTCCATATCGTCGGCAGCGTCCAACTCAACATCTGCTTCTACTTCGTCTTCTTCAGCTTCCATCTCATCGGAGTCGATCTCGACTTCGTCGCCCAGGACGCCTTCCAGGGCAGTCTCCAGCGCGGACAGGAATTCATCAACCGAAACCATGCGGCCTTCTGCGGCTGGAGCCTCTGCACCCAATTCAGCATCTGCTTCAAGTTCGTCTGTCGCGGCCTCCTCGTCTCCTTCCAAACTATCGTCTGCAAGGTCGTCGGCTGCAAAATCCTCTAGCTCTTCGGGACCGGCTTCGACCTCTTCTAGATTACCTGCGCGGTCGCGTCGACGGCCAGTGCCGTCGCTTGCTCGGTTGGTCTCGTTGGCGCCGTTGCCATGACTCTCGTCAAGATCATCGTCGTCGCGGTACATGCCGGCTTCTTTAAGACCCGTTACAAAACCCGGGGTCAGGGGCTCAAGGCTAGCCAGCTTCATGAACTGTCGAACCTGTGATTCATTTAATAGTGATTTCTTGGACATAATCGATTAATCTCCTAACATCATCGCGAAATATGCTACTTTAAATAGTATTTTCTCTCTTTAACGTCTTTTTTAATTTGACTAGGGCGGCGTCGACTAGCTGCTTGGCGCGAACCGTGCTAACCTGATGTCTTTTGCCTATCTCTTCGAGCGTCATAGGTCCGTGCTTTTGGATTGCAACAGACGTACAGTTTAAATCTTCAGGATACTGTATGTGGAGGCGACATGTGTGTTGGTCACAGATCTTTTTCTTTAAAAAACATTCCTTTGCGCATTCTTTCATAACTCTGGTAAATCCTCTTCTAGTACATCAAATATATTCTCGATATCTTCTTCACTAAGTGCAAGATCTTTCATGATCTGAGTACCTTTATCTCGAAGCTTGCGTGAAGTGGTAGTTCTCTTTTTGGATTGAACTCTCTTCGTTATTTTGTAGTCATCGAGGAACTCCATAAATAACTTATCTTGATTTAAATAAGATTCTACACAAATCCGAAAAAACTCTGTTTGAGTTTTAATTTCATCATAGTACAGGCGCACCTTTAAGTTTTCGTGACTCTTAGAGTTCACAAAAAACGTCAGTTTAGAGTGGGTACTATGAAAATCATTCATCGTAAAATGTGTGTAGAACTTTCTGCTTGACCGCTAGCGGTCTGGCGAATGAATTTGGCTTTGCGTTGAAATTCTGTAATTGTCCGGGCGCCCGAATAAGATAGGCCGCTGCGAATTCCCCTTTCCAGCTCGGTGAGCACGTCGGCCACCGATCCCTTGCAGGGCACCGTGGTAGCGATCCCCTCTAGGGAAGCGGTCTTCCCGCGCCACTCCATTTGCGCATCTTTACTTGCCATCCCGCGGTAGGACTTAAACTTACCCTTCCGAGTATTGATTACGTCTCCAGGAGTTTCATCAGTACCTGCAAGCAGAGACCCAAGCATAACGAAGTCAGCGCCAGCCGCCAAAGCTTTAACAATGTCGCCGGAAGTCCGGACTCCTCCGTCTGCGATAATCGGTACTTGTCTGTCTGATTTCGCGCACTCCAATACAGTATGAAGCCCCGGGACGCCGTGGCCAGTCTGAATCCGAGTTGAACAAATAGAACCGCCGCCAATATTGCAACGCACACTATCGGCTCCCCAATCGACCAAGTCATTGTAACCCTCCAAGGTTGCAACGTTGCCCGCCATGATGTGAACGGCGTCTCCAAAGGCATCACGCAATTCGTGAAGCGCTTCTTTCATTAAGATGTGGTGGCCATGGGCCGCATCCACACACAAAATCCTAACACCCACATCGTAAAGGGTCGTTGCTCTATCTAAATAGTCTCCGGAAGTACCTATTGCGGCTGCGGCATTACAGTTCGCATTTACTATGATGCCGTCTAGGATGTCGGCCTGCTCTTTTATTGTGTTATAACGATGCACCACAGCCAGCCCCCCTTGTTGCCACATTGCCACTCCCATCTCCTCTCCGGAAACGGTATCCATAGGGCTAGATATGATCGGCAAATGTAGTTGAGTGGTGGGGCCATTGCCCCTCAAGGTGGAAGCAATGTTAACCTCCGACCTACTCCTGATGGTGGAATACTGCGGAACAAGGAGTAGGTCACTATAGGTGAGACCCTCTGTTAAATTAATCATTCTTTTAGTCTTTCTACGTTTTCTTTTATTCTTTTCCAGCAGGCGGGACAGGTTAGTCGTATGACGTCGCCGGTGATGGTGACGTTCCAAGTTTTTACAGTTTGGCGCGTTCTTTCAAAAGCAACTTGACACACACAACATTCAGTGGGATGGTTTTCTAGGATGAGGGCAGTCTGGGCGGCCAACTTTGCCTGCGCTTCTTTACGTTCCAGCTTCCTCTTCTTAGTATTAACCTTCCGTAGTTTTTTCATGGTATGCCGACTACTGCCCGGTGCTACCCAACGCGCCATGGCCGCGGGCCGAAATTGTAATGGGATACCATTCATAAATATCCGGGGTAGCGCTAGCTACAAAGCGAGCATGCACAACGGGGACCACCACCGCTTGAGCGACCTTGGATCCCGGCTCTAAGTGCTGAGTCTCTGTGCCAATGTTGTGAAGGTTCACAAAAACCTCTCCTTCATAGCCACTATCGACTACGCATGCGCCGACTAGCAATTGACGTTTGTGCGCTATGCCTGATTTGTTTTTAATCTCCATCATATAGCCATGAGGTATAGCAAATGCGCAGCCCGTAGGAACGAGCACACTTTCGCCCGGGCGGATGGTCAGAACTGTCTCCGACACTTCCGTGGGAGTCCAGCGTAAGTCCAAGCCGGCATCGCTCGGGTTGGCTCTAAGGGGAGGGAACTCTGTCCCTCTAATCATATGGTATTGTAAAATCATTTTTTATCCTAACAGTCTTAGATTTCTTTTAATCGATCGCGTTGAAAATCCCCAAGCTGGGTCATAATCTAGGCGACCCATGTATGGGCGATTCAAGTGAATCCTATCCTTACCTTCTACTATACCCCAACATCTAAACTTTGTCAACACTGAATTTGAATCAATTACCGCAACAATCCAATAAGGCTTTCCGTTCTTTGTCTTCTTCCTTATAATTTCACGGGGAATAAACCAGACGACCCCAAGGTCGGGGTCATAGTCAGATACCGGGGGCACATAATTCGCTTCCAAACGCTCTCTTACTTCGTCTGTCATCACCAAGTGCATGGGGAAGATTCCTGTTAGCGTGGTAAGATTGTCGATTTCTTCTTCAGTTGTAAAGTCGCCCTCATCTTTATACTCTTCGATGTTCTCCAAGAACTTCTTCCGACTATAAACTCGATCAACTGCAACAGTTGACCAGAAATGTTTGCGGCCCGTGAATCTCTCATCCATCAGATTGTTCAGAGCCCCCGAACGACAGAGCACATCCAGAGCCTTCTTGTTCAACTTGCTGTATACAATGTCGTCATGGAAAAGGAATTCTTCGATATCATTGAATGGCCGGTTATCAACAATCTGCTGAATAGCAGCGTCGCCCAACCCTTTGAGCCCTGCGAGTGGTTGTACCAGACGCTTCGGATTCTCTGGATCGATCTCCCACACAAAGGATGAGGTGTTAATATCCGCCTCCACAATCTCAAAGCCGTTCGACTTCGCGATATTGATTGCCCTCTCTTTGCGCTTCTCTGGTTCCTTGTCGAGAAACGATGCCATCCACTCTACTGGGTAGTAATTGTAGAGCCACGCGCACTGGAATGAGATTGCCGAGTATGAGATTGCATGCGACTTGTTAAACCCATAACCAGAGAAGTACTCAAACCTCTCCCACATATCCTCGGCCTCGCCATGGCGAATGCCCTTCTCTACGCACCCGTCAATGAACTTGGTACGAAGGACCTTCTTGACTCGGGCTTCCTTGCCGGTTCCCTTCTTGGTGAGAACCTTGCGGAGAATGTTCCCCTCATCGAGAGTGATACCCTTTCCGAGCTTGTGAGCGAGGAGAGCAATCTGCTCTTGGAAGATGAGGAACCCGTATGTTTCCTTGGTTACATCCTTCACGTGCGCATTAATATAATCAATGTCCCCGGCGTTTGCCTTTGCTTGAATATATTGCTCATGAACGTTGGCCGATAGGGGGCCCGGGCGATAGATTGAAGTGATGGCAGAAATATCAATCAAAGACTTCGGCTTTGCGTTCGCGCAGAATTCCTGTGCCCGCTGTTCAGTGAACTGAAAAATTCCCGCGAAATTTGCTCGCTGAAATATGTTTTTATACACGGCTTGATCTTCAAAATCAATAACGTCGGGATGAAGATTCTCATCATAGAACTTCTTAACATCATCAAACGTAGGATTCTCCACGTTATGGTGACGCTTCAAGATGTGCCGGATGGCACCTTCAATCATTCGGAGAGTCGAGAGACCCAACAAGTCAAACTTAATAAACCCGAGCGGTTCCAAATGTCGGACGTTCTGCCCCTCGGACCAGGGCGACTGTCGCACCCCACCTGAACTAATGATCGGCATATGCTCATTCAAGTCATCGGCAATCAATACACCCCCCGCGTGACGGGAGCAGGAACGAACCTGTCCAACCAGCGCCTCCACGTGGGTCTTGATGTGTGGATACTTCACTAGGAAGCCGCGCAAGGAGGGTGACAGTTCCATCACTTCCTCCCAAGTGGGAATATAGACTCCGGCCTTAATCCCATGTTTCATCTTTGCCGCGGGAGTCGCTTCAAAAATCATAGTCGACGTCACCTTATTAACTTCCCCAAACTCAATTCCATAAAACTTTGAAATATCTTTAATCAAAGACTTAAGCTGAAGCGTATTCCAATTGGAGATCGGAACAACCGAGTTCTTCCCCCAGTCTTCCATCAACATCTCCTTGAGTTCCATAGGCTCCGCCACATCATAATCAATGTCGGGGTAGTCCGTCGCATCCTTACGCAAGAATCTCTCGAAGAGGAGTCCGTATTTAATAGGGTCAATCTGTGTGATGCCTAGGACGTAGGCCGCTAGCGAACCAGCTGCGGAACCCCGGCCCGGGCCCGTTAGTTGGACCTCGTTAGCCTTGTCGGCTATTGCTTTCATGGTCAAGAAGTATTTACTAAATCCTCGATCCTCGATAACATCAAGTTCCATCTGTAGCCTATCCGTGTATTCCTTATTGTCATGCA